GGTACCTTGTTGATAAATTTTCCGAAAATTATATTATTTTTTATACTCAGTTGCTAAAATTTACTAAAAGCCATTATAGGGAAAAATGCATTAATTTATATACTGGTGATGTAATGATTGGTGTAACAGATTTTGTTTTTCTTTTATATAACACTTTTAACATGACTAAAGCTCCTTATAATCAAAAAATTGAACAGTCAATAAATTTATCTAAGATGATGGGAATTCATGAAGATTATGTGGGTGACACTAAAACAAAAACAGGTCCTAAAGATATGTTAAGTGTAAAAAATTCTTTTGACAAAGAGAAAAATATTTTTGACTCAGAATTTAATTTTTCAAGTAAATATTGTTATACTTTAGGTCTTAAATATTCGAATGATATGAAGGCAAAAAAATCAGTTTCAGATTTACATTCTAAATGGTCCAGAATTATAAGTAAACCTTATACTGATATAAATACCAGCTCAGGAATGAGAGGTAACAAACCTTTTGATTTTGATTTTAAAGATTCTTTTTTTGGCAGGAAAGGTCATGAAGTCGTTGCAAAAGATTTGATTAAAGAAATTTCTGAACATTATAAGGAATCTATTAAATCTGGATTGTCTTTATTAAAAATAGGAGCAAATGTTAAAAAATCATTTAAGGATATTGCTAAAATTCAGGTTGATTATAAAACAAAAATCTCAAAGGTTGGTATTATAGAATTAATTTTTCATGTTGTAGACAAAGTTCAATGGAAAGGAAAAAGAGAAATTTTTGTTATGACATTTAACACAAAATTAGTACAACAACCTTTAGAACAATTGTTTAAACACATGTGTCAAGGTGTAGATAATGAAATTATTTCGACACCTTCAAATAAAAGATTAATGAGCATTCATTCCATGCTTTTTGAAAATGTAAATTTAAGAGGTGCAAAAGATTGGGATAGATATTTTTTAACTTTAGATTGTAAAAAATGGGGTCCTAAAGCAATGTTTCAAAAATACTTATTTTTTGTTATAGGAATGTGTGATATATTGCCATCTTCTTTTGTGCAATTATTTTTCACAATGTATTCATTATATTTCACAAAAAAAGTCATTATTTCACCTGGAACTTGGAATGTATTTAGTAAAAATAAAAGATTTGAAAAGTATATGGATTATTTTACTGTTCATGATAATCCTGAAGATATAAATTCTGAGAAAAAAAGAAGCATTGCAGAATATACAATGCCTTATTCTTTTGTCATGGGAATATTTAATTATTTATCATCTTTACTTCATGCAATTAATCAGCAATTTGCTATTGATAACATCACATCTTATATTCAAGAAAAGTACAAAAGAG